AACCATAGGCTTTACACTGGAGTAGACACAATGATCGACGGGTTTGACGACGTCCACACATTAGACTTGCCTCATGCAGTGCGCTTTTTAGACGTACATGCACGCCTGTTAGAACTGAAGCAAGCCGTGGGCATGGCATGGTGGGAGGGTCAAGAAGATGAAGAACACGTCATACAATGGGAGCGAGAGCTAACCCAGATGAGACAGCTATGTGAACTAGGTGTTTACAAACTACCTCTATTCTGACATGAAGAGGGTACGTTGGTGTATTGACTACACCAGCCGCCTCGCATACCTAGTGGGGGCACTAGAATGAAACTGTTGTACGGAACGAGTAGGATAGTCTTTAGCTGCATGTCTGCCTATGGGATATACATAGGCTTAACCAATCACTGGTATGTTCAAGCTGCATTGTCTCTGTTTATCATGACAATCTGTTTAGCTTGGCTTGCCTACGACTTTACAGGGGATCATCAACATGTCGAACGCAACGACCATCACAGGACTAGAAAGCGCCCTAGGCTACATCAGTGAAGCTGTTGACAATGAGTTACCGTTACAGACCTTGCGTGCAATCATATACGTGGCTGTACGCGGGTCATGCACACAGAAAGACCTAGAGGATGACCTAGGCATGACCAATGGCAGCGCCTCTAGAAACATCAGTTACTGGGCTGACATACGCTTTGACCGTAAGCCCGGTAAGAACTTCATTATGCGTGTTGAAGACCCGGCTGACCGTCGCTACCGCATCTTGACCCTGACTAAGACAGGGCGCAACTTCATAGACGGTCTACGTGAATCTCTTGGAGGTAAACGCAATGGCTAGACGCAGAGGTAACAAGTGGCAAGCTGATGCCACTATCGACGGTAAACGTGTCAGACCTCAGTTTGACACGGAGGCTGAAGCGTTAGCCTTTGAGCGTTCCGCTGTACACATGACAGCCCGCAATGAGGCTAGCATTGGTAGGCTCTTCCCTGTGCTGAGAGATGAACTGTGGGCTAACAGCAAAGATTACCGTGGGGCTGTGTCAATCACGTCTGACCTGATTAACAGGCTAGGCTATTCAACCCCTGTCTATAAAATAGATGACGTGATGGTAGATGATTTGATTGATGCCTACAGAAGTGAAGGCAAGGCTAGACAGACGATTAACAACAAGCTGACCCGTCTATCTAAGCTGTTGAAGAAGGCTAGGCGTAAGCGTTTACTGAGTACCATCCCAACCATTGAACTCTATAGTCAAGAGCAAGGTAGGATCAGGTTTTTATCTGAGGTTGAGGAGATAACCTTCTTCTCACATCTTGATGACTCGTCCTTTCACTTCTGTAAGTTCTTGCTGTACACCGGGTGTAGATACAGTGAAGCTGTCAGGCTAAACTGGCAGGACATCACTGACACTGCTGTAACCTTCTGGGTGACTAAGGGAGGTAAGCCTAGGTCAGTCCCGCTTACCCAAGCTGTACGGCAAGCCATAGCGTGGGCTAGGGCGCATAAGCATAACCAAGCTGGACCATTCTCAGACATGACCTACACGGTTTTACGGGCACGCTGGAGGTACGCCAAGGAAAAGGCTGGGCTATCCTATGACAGCCAAGTCAGGCCGCATGTACTCAGGCACACCTGTGCGTCACGCCTAGTGCAGCGAGGCATCGACATTAGGCGTGTCAAGGAATGGCTAGGCCATAGCGATATTACTACGACGATGCGCTATGCCCACCTAGCTCCAAACGATCTGGATAAGGCAGCTTTAGCCTTGGACTCAAAATGAGTCACACCCATCAAAACAGGTCAGAACAGGCGTGGACACAGGGTGAATCCTGTGCCATTGCTTGTGCCATGAACTGGCACAAGCCGTAGCCATTCAGTGCGTTAACTGATTGTTTATGAAGCGGTCCCGTAGCTCAGCAGGATAGAGCAGCGGTTTCCTAAACCTTCATACATATCAGCCACGTAGGAACTAAGTGACTGTCGTGAAAAGACTGTTGCTATTCTGTTCTAACATCGGCTAACATAGGTGTAGACACTTCACCTATGCTTATTATGTTCATGAGGGGTTTACAAATGGCAGCTTTGATCGACCTTTTGCCCATACTAATGCTTGACCGTCAGGTTGAACTGTTGACCCTGCGTAAAACTGTGTCTGAACACAGAATTACCTTTGTTATCAAGGATGAACATAAGGTTAAGGTCAAAGGTAGCAGGTGCATACCTCATGACACGCAGTTCGTTGACACTGATGACCTAATTCATGAACTTTGGTGTTCACCTAGGTTGTTACAAATCAGATAGTTAGCACTACCCCACGGACTAGAGGAACACATAATCCATACCTGTTAACATAGGTATACATAGGTTAACATATACTACTACTACTAGTTGTACATATATAGGTATACCTAGGTTAACATAGGCTAACCTAGGTTAACATAGGCTAACCAGTTAACCTAGGTTAACATAGGTATACCTAATACATATACAACATGTAGTACATATATATGTATACCTATGTCTACCTAGGTTAACCTAGGTCTACCTACGTCTACCTATGTCACCCTTAGATAGGAATTGGTCAACATGACAGACCTAATATCTACACAAGTGAAACTAGAGTTAGACAGCCTAGCCGAGGCTAAGGCTCGTGTACTCCGTGATAACGCTAAGACTAACAAGAGGTCAGCATGGTCTGAGTCTAAGCTAGGCATAAGCTTTCACAGGCAAGCTGCGTCTACCTTTGCTGATGCTGTGTCTACCTTTATCAACCAGCCAGCCACGTCAGGACGTAGGCATAACAGGGCTGCTGAGAAGCTAAGACAGACTGGCCTAGAGGCTAGCGTGATAGCTCACCTGTTCACCAAGAGCTTGTACAACCTCATCCCTCTAACCCACCGTAGACGTGTCAAACGTGTCAGCCTGTGCATACGAGCGGCTGACCTGATCCATGACGAATGGCGAATCAGAACCTTTGCACAAGTGAAAGAGAGGAAGGCACTCCTCAAGAAACTCTTTCAGACCTTTGATAAACGTACATACCCTAGGGACTGGCGTAGGCGTACCATCATGAACTATTTCCACGCTGAACAGGTGGATTGGTCAATGTGGTCAACCCATGACAAACTCCATGTAGGCTATGCTCTCCTCCTCCTCTTCAGAGACAGCACTGGGCTTATCCAGACTGGCCCTCAGTCAATCTATGTTGACCCAGTGCCTACACTGGTGAAGGCTATTGAAGATGCTATGGAGCAACGTGTACTCGACTATATGATCTACATGCCTATGGTGGTTAAGCCTGTGCCGTGGTCAACTACGACATTGTTCAGAGGTGGATACCTGTCAACGAAGTCAATCCGTCGTTACCCTATTGTTAAGGGTTCCCGTAAGCGGGACATACCTAGGATGATAGACATGGATTGGTCAGAGGTTCTCCCTGCCATCAATGCTCTGCAAGAGACAGGATGGCATGTGAACAAGACCATGCTCGATGTTCTGACATGGGCTGTCTATGACAGGTCAGGAGGGTTTGCTGGTCTACCTAGGGCTGACGAAGAACCATTGCCTAAAGAACCACCGGGCTATCGCACAGATGAAGCTATCAGGTCAGCACATGACAAGGTGTGCTTCATTATCCATAGCCGTAACCGGGAGATCATCTCAAAGCGGTTGATGATGTTAGCCACCATTAACGTAGCTAAACAATTCAAGAACTTTAAGACAATCTACTTCCCACACCAGCTTGACACTAGAGGTAGAGCTTATGCTGTACCAGCCTTCCTCAACCCACAAGGACCAGATTACACCAAGGCTCTGCTTGAGTTTGCAGAAGGTAAACCTATCCTCACCGAGGAACACGCTGCTTGGCTTGCGATTGCTGGAGCTAACGCTTTTGGTAAGGACAAGCTTGCCCTGCAAGACAGGGTAGACTGGGTGCAAGACAATCAGGAGATGATCTTCTCCATTGCGTCTGACCCTAAGTCTGACTTGAGGTGGACCAGTTGTTCAGAGCCATTCCAATTCCTACGCTTCTGTATCGAATGGAAAGGCTTCTGGGATACTGGGTTTGGATTTGTTTCAACAATGGTTACACCTGTAGATGCGACTTGTTCGGGCCTTCAACATTATGGGGCCATGCTCCTCGACCATATAGGTGGACGCTCAGTCAATCTTGTACCCGGCATCGATAGGCAGGATGTCTACGCTGACGTGGCTGATAAGGTTATCGAGGTGTTGATGAAGGGTGAGAACAAGTTTGACAAAGACTTGCTTGCCTTTGGCATCGACAGGAAGACCACGAAGAGACAGGTCATGGTGTCAGCCTATGCTGGCACTTTTTCTAGCTGCATGGCTTACACTCGTGAAGCTATTCAAGAAAAGCTAGCTGATGGACATCCCTGCCCTTGGGGTGATGAAGACCCAAGTGAACGTATCGTCTACCTGTCTAGATTGATCTGGGCCGCTATCGACCTGACTGTGGTCAAGGGTAAGGAGGCTATGCGTTGGTTATCTAAGTCAGCCTCTGAGTACACCAAGTACACCAACAAGCACATGGAAGGCACATCACACGACAAGCGTATGTCATGGGTCTTGCCTGACGGGTTTGAGGCTATTCACTACAGGCCAGCCGAGGTTGAGAAGAGGGTTGAAACATACTTAGACGGTAGGGTGAGAACAAGTTTGACAAAGACTTGCTTGCCTTTGGCATCGACAGGAAGACCACGAAGAGACAGGTCATGGTGTCAGCCTATGCTGGCACTTTTTCTAGCTGCATGGCTTACACTCG